TGCAGACCATCACACAACTGACTACCAAACGTATCAGCAAGTAAAACACGAATTACCTCAGTCTTATAATAAATACGCAAATCGAATCTACAATGAAAAATACGGAAAATAAATACTGGTACGCAGAGAAGAACTCTGATGCCTACACACACATCTTAACAGTAGATGTTTACACACGATGGGATGACGAACACATCGCCACAATAGATTTAATGTATCACTATAACCCAATTAACGACAATGAAAGCTGGACAGTTGAAACCGCAGAATGGAGCAAAGAACTTACTATCTCAGAAGCAGAAGATGTTATCGCAGAACTTACTCACGGAGCATCCGACCACTTCCACGAGTTTGCCTACCAATGCTATCACTTTAACCCATACGAAGAGGGCACTTGGTTTGTTTAGAGACTACCAATTGAACCGCTATTGGGATAACTTTAACTTTGACCTTTATAAACGAATTTGTGAAATTAAAATAAACACGCTATGAGATTCAAACTAACATACCACATAGGACTTGCAGTAGTTCAAGAGTGGATATTTACAAGCAAGAGTTTAGCCTACTGGAAAAAAATGGATTTGATTGAATCAGGTCGCTTCAATGATGGAAAATTTAAAGTAACACCGCTATGACACCGAAAGAAAAAGCAAAAGATTTAGTTGAGCAATTTGCATCCGTGTTGATGCACGATGAGGTTTATGAAGATTCCATAAAATGTGCATTGATTGCAGTTGATTTTGCAAAGGAATTTATTACAGGAGATTTAAGTGAAGCCTTTGACAAGTTTTTATACCTACAAGATATTAAAGAAGAAATAGAAAAGCTATGAACATAGAACAAGTAAAAGAATACATTGAGTCAGAAGGCTTAAACGGACGCAGCAGAGAGCAGTTCTACGTCTTTAGGAGACATTACCTTTGCTATGCTTTGTACCGCACTCAAGAGCTAACATTAGGAGAGATAGGAAAGATATTCAACCGAGACCATTCCACCGTATTACATTCGATAAGAAAACACGAAGAGCTAAAGGACGATAGATTGTATAAGAAGATGACTGAAAGCTGCTCACAATTGATGTCAGAGCCTGTGACGTTTACAAGACAAAGACGGAATATCTTTGAAGACATAGCCAAAGCTACTAACTACGAAAGATTACGCAGAATCAGACGCTGGAATAACGAGGGAAGATATGACCATCAAAAAAGTTTTCAACAAGCTGAACAAAATGCCAGTTAGTTAGTTATATTTGTAGAAGGGTAGGCAGACCCACATAAAAACATTATTTAAACCTCATTAGTTAGTAGAGCTGCCTCTCGAACGCTAATGGGGTTTTGTTATTTTAAGGCAGTAAAATGAGCGGATGGATTAAATTAGACAGAGAAATTACTTCTCATTGGATTTTCAAAGATGAGTGGAAATTTAGGAATTGGATTGACCTACTTACGTTGGTTAATCATTCAGAACAAAAGGTAAATATCAAAGGTACTGTATTGACTTGTAAACGTGGTGAGACATTGTGCAGTTTAGACACTTTGGCAAGACGTTGGAATTGCGATAAAAGTAAGGTAAGACGGTTTTTAAAGTTGCTCGAAAGTGATTCAATGATTGAACTAAAATCGGAACACATAACGACACGGCTAACTATCTGTAAATATGATACTTATCAAGGTGAGCGAAACGAAGATGAAACGCAAGTGAAACACAAACGAAACGCAAGTGAAACGCAAATGACACCAAACAAGAATGATAAGAAAGAAAATAAGAATACTATACCTGAATTTTCTGAGTTTTTAGCTTACGCTTTAGAGAAGAAACCAAAAGTCAGTCAGATAGATTTACGACTTAAATACGAAAGTTGGAAAGAGAGTGATTGGAGTACAAATAGAAATGGTAAATTGCATCCTATTACAAATTGGAAGACAACGCTATTGAATACACTTCCTTATCTTAAAGAAATAAATTTCGCAACTGCTTCATATGGTTTAACTAATGATTGGGACGGATAGTTATGTACAAGAAATTAACTGATTTAAATGCTGAGATGTTTAGCATTAGATACGAAAAAGATACGAGAGGTAAATCCATTGGTTGGGATTGGGATATGCTTCCTCTTACAATTAAAGAAGGAACTACAACTTACATAGGAGCTGCACCTGCCTCAGGAAAGACGGAGCTATGGTTTGAGATACTTATAAATCTTTCGTGTTTACACGGTTGGAATCACGTTATCTTTTCTCCTGAGACTGGCAACTCTGCTGAAATATTTTCGGAACTATGCTACAAGTTTATAGGCAAGCCATACGTTCAAGGTCAAAACTCAATGACTAATAGCGAGCAGGTAAGTGCTGAGATGTTTATCAACCAACATTTCATAGTTATAGACCCTATTGATGAGGATTTGACTATTACTAAATTCTATGAATTGGTAGACGAAATTGAACGAAAGGAACAAATAACTATCCACACTACAACTATTGACCCGTGGAATGAGCTTACTGAGGAGTTTATACCTTCTGACTTAGGACGTGAAGACAAGTATTTAAGTAGGATATTAGGACAAGCAAGAAAAAACGCACGAAAAACCAATAGACATAACTGCATTATCAATCACGTTAGAGACCAACCAATGATAACTGGCAAGTCAATAGCAGGAACTGAACTTAGATATTTTCCAATTCCTACGGCAAGAGATTTTGCAGGTGGTCAGGTATGGTTTAGAAAAGGTCTAAGCGTATTAATTCCGTGGAGGCCTCCTTACGGATTAGCTAACGAAGATGGAAGCGGAGTAGAAAAAAACGAAGTACATTTGAAAGTGGCAAAGAGTAAACCCAAAGGAGTAAGTAAAAACGGAATATATAAGCTATTTTTGGACGTTGATAAATACCAATACTATATGCTTGATTATAGTGGTAATCGTGTTTATGCAAATAGAACTCCAACTAACAAACAATTTTCAATCTAATGGACATCGGACTACAAAAAATAAAGACAGGAGCAAACTTGTGGGCTATTAAAAAACGAATCCAAAACGCAAGAGAGCAAATACTAAAAACAAGACCTGAGGCTCAAGATTATATCAAAGGAGCAGAGAAAAGCGAAGAGGAGCTTTTAGAGGCTATCAGCTTTCTGACAAACCTATATGAACACGCAGTAGCGATAAGTAGAGAAAATACAATTCTCGCTAACCGAAACATTGAGCAAACACGAATAATCAAAGAATTAGAAAACCAAATTAAATTTAACAAAATAGAAAACGAGTTATGACAAAGACAAAAAAATTAGTAGCATTGACCGCCTTCCTTCCTGTGTTGGCTGATTTCATCGAAGATTTAAACGACCAGTACGTCTTTAAACAAGGACTAAAGCGCAAAGCAAATATGCTTGCTGAAGAAATCCAACGAGTAGACCGTGAAATCCTACGAATAGACGGAGAGAACGCAGGTAAGATATTTGACGAGCAAATTCAGTTGCAGATTTTGTTTCGCCAATGGATTGACGAAGTAATTGAATTAGACTAAAAAAACACGCTATGAACGTAACCGACAAGATAACAATTACAAACGAGGACAATATTCAGTTAATGGCTCGTTATCCTGACAATTATTTCGACTTGGCCATTGTTGACCCTCCTTATGGTATAGGTGAAGACGGAGCTAAAAATCATTCAAGAGGTAAGGCTACTAGACCTACTATGTACACCGCTAAAAATTGGGATAGTTCAGCACCGCCAAAAGAATATTTTTTAGAGTTATTAAGAGTTTCAAAAAACTCAATTATTTGGGGGGCTAATCATTTTATTGAAAACATACCTAATCAAAATTCACCAAGTTGGATTGTATGGGATAAAGATAATACGGGAGATTTTGCAGATGCTGAAATAGCTTGGACTAACCATAAAACAGCAATTCGAAAATTTAAGTGGAGATGGAATGGGATGTTACAAGGAGATATGAAAAATAAAGAAACACGAATACATCCAACACAAAAACCTGTAGCATTATACAAATGGATATTAGACAAGTACGCAAAGCAAGGTGATAAAATACTCGACACATATTTAGGGTCTGGAAGTATTGCAATTGCTTGTCATGACTATGGCTTTGAATTAACGGCCTGCGAGTTGGATGCTGAGTATTACGAAAAGGCAATCCAAAGAATTAAGAACCATACTAAGCAAGAACTGCAAAGAGAAGTTTGAGCCTATCCGCTTTAATCAAAAATACTGCTTGAATAAGATGTGCGTTGATGCTTTTGTAGCTGAAGCCAAAGAGAAACAATGGAAGCAGACTAAAACACGAATGAAAGCCGATTTAGAGACCGTACAGGACATCGTAAAGGCTGCACAAATGGTATTCAACAAATACATCAGAGAGCGAGATAAAGACGAACTATGCATCTCATGTGGTTTAAAAATTAATGGAGTCAAGCACGCATCTCACTATTTAAGTGCAGGAGGACATGCAAACGTAAGATTTCACGAAGATAATGTTTGGGTATCCTGCTATAAGTGTAACGTTATGCTTTCAGGTAATCAAATCGAATATCGTAAAAGACTGATTAAAAAGATAGGTGTTGAGCGTGTTGAATGGTTGGAAAATAACGGAAACATTGTAAAAAAATGGACAAAAGAAGAACTGAAATTGTTAATAACTGAATACAAGCAAAAAACAAAAGAATTAGAAAAATAGCTATATTAGCATTGTAGAGTTACGGCTACATTGAAAACATTTTAAGTCCTTAACGTGAGTAGAGTCCGTAACCTCGAAAGCGTTAAGGCTTTTTTATTTTATGGAAATATGGAAAGACGTTATTGGATACGAGGGGTTTTATCAGGTATCTAATTTTGGTAATGTCAAAAGAGTTGGAAGTTTTAGAGGTGTAAACAAAGCCTATCTAAATGATTATTATTTAAATCCACGAGACAATGGTAAAGGTTATTTGAGAATAAAACTAACCATAAATAATAAATCTAAAAGAGTTATGCTGCATAGAATTATAGCTGAGGCATTCATTGAAAATCAAAACAATTATCCTGTTATAAATCATATAAACGGAAATAGACAAGATAATAGAATTGAAAATCTTGAGTGGTGTACACAAAGTCAAAATTGTTTACACGCAGTTAAAATGGGTACTTGGGGTTCTTTGAAAAAAAATATAATAAAAAGACAGCATTTAAAATAATATCTATATATTTGTATAAACAATTAATTTTTACGCTATGAAGAATTTATTTAAATCGTTGGCATCGTTCCAACAAGAAGTGCCTGTCATTCACAAGGCAACACAAGGTTACGGATACTCTTATGCTGACCTGCCGAAAATCTTTGAGGTAATCAATCCGTTGCTAAAAAAACACGGACTTGGCTTTACTCAAACCCTACAAACCAAAGACGATGTCAATTACATTGCTACGATGGTATTTCATGTTGAGTCTGGAGAGAACTTAGAAAGCCTTGTTGCTATTCCTTACGTTCAGCTTAAAGGTATGAATGACTTTCAATCGTTTGGTTCAGGTGTAACGTATTACCGCAGATATGCACTTAGCTCTGCACTTGGTTTAGTAACGGACAAAGACACGGACGCATCAGGCGAGCAAGTTAAAACTGAGAAGAAACTACCTGCGATTGACCAAAAGCGTTTCAGCGCAGCAGTACAAGCCATTGCAAAAGGTGAATACACACGAGAGAAGCTCGAAGCATCGTTTGCTTTAACTGAAGGTCAAACCGATATGTTAAACGCACTATGAAGGCTCTCAAAATTAGGTGTTCAGCTATCGGGAAACTGATGGCTACACCTCGCTCTAAAAGCGAAATACTAAGCCAAACTGCAAAGACTTACATTCACGAGTTAGTATTAGAACACAAATACGGCATCAAGAAGGAGTTTTCAAGCCGTTACACGGACAAAGGCAACGCAGTTGAAGATGAGTCTATCTCGTTGGTTAATGATGTCTTAGACGTCAAATTTATCTACAAGAACGAAGAGTCTTTTGAAAACGATTGGATAACAGGAACACCTGACGTAAACACGGAGGATGTATTGTTAGACGTCAAAAGCTCTTGGGATGCTACTACCTTTCCGTTTTTTGATACTGAAATCCCTACAAAGGATTACTACTACCAACTTCAGGGTTATATGTGGCTCACAGGAAAGACTCAATCAATGCTTTGTTACTGCCTTGTTGATACTCCTATTGAAATGGTAGAAGACGAAATCAGACGAGCGCATTGGAAACTGCACAAACTTGACGAGGACTTAGATTTGCGTGAAGAGGTTGAAAGTAAGCATCAGTTTTCACACATACCAAAGAACCGCAGAGTAAAAGTATTCTATGTACAAAAAGACGAACAAGTAATTGAGCAGATTAAAGAAAAGATTGAACTTGCTCGAGAGTATTATAACGCACTAATTCAAATGCTATGAACCAAGAAGTAACCGACAAAGTAGTTTTATCCGTAATGGCAAAGTATGCAGAACGCTCTGCAACTGGACTAAAGAAATATGGAACTACATTAGACCGAGAAGATTTAACGCTTGACCAATGGATAAACCATTTGCTTGAGGAGTTGATGGATGCCACGCTTTATTTGAGCCGTATTAAGAAAGAGATTGAGCTGCATTATGTCAAAGGTTTTTCAGATGGTTACCGAGAAGCGAAAAACACGGAACAAAACAAACAAGGATAAGGGGTAAAAATTGCCACATAAGCTAAATTAAAATGTAAACCTATAAGCTTACAAAACAGTTGAAAATTTAAACCTTTAAACAACAAGAACAATGAAAATACAAACAGAATTTATAAGAATGGGTGAGGGTACTACCT